GTATAAGTATTTCTAGATTCTGAAGTATAATCACGATTATCTAGATGATAACGTTTGTGAAAATAATCAGTCTTCCAACGCATTGGAACCATACGGCCTTTTCCGCATTGTGCCTCTTCAATAGTTTCTACTCCTTCTATAGTTGCAGTTTGCCCTATTTTATAAAGATCAAAAGGAAGATCCGCTCTACCATCACATACTTCCATATAGGCAATTTTTTCTTCCATAGTCACACCTACATTAGTGTGTGCCATGAATTCTGCTAACCATTCTACTCCTTCTTCTTCGTTAATATCGTAGTTAAAGCCGAAATCCCTGATAGTTTTATCAAGGATTGTTTTATATGAAACGGTATGTCCAGCGTACATTATCCTAAACCATTAATTACTTTTTCTAATCTTTCAGCTAAAGAAGTTTTTTCTTCTAAAGGATCCTCTGTGTGTACAGATTTTTCTTCTGAATATTGCCACATTCCTTCAGCATCTTTAAATCGCTTACATACTTTTTTGATGTAACCGCCTTCAACTTTTTCTACTTTTACTTCTTCAGAAGAACCATCAGCAAATTCTTTTTTAATACACTTTGTTTCTGATTCTACTGCTTTGTTGTTACCAGGCATTTCTTTCATTTCGCCTAGTTCTACCATCATCATCTTATCCATAATAAAATACTTTTCTGTTAGGGTCTTTAACTATTTTAGCTATTAGTCTAGAGTATTGTCTAGACGGTTTAAACTTATAAAAATTTTTATACTTAAGAGCAGTGGTTATTTTATCCCAATGATGCTCATAAAATTCTTGTGATGTATGCTCGTTTTCGTGATAAATAACTGTTTTATCTTTTATCTCAGTTATTTGCTGACGATTTAAATCTGGATATTTATTATGCCAATGTGCCCAGGTTTTATGCCAATCAACTCTTAGTGTTTTAGATTTAATTCCTTCTTTATTAAAAAACACTAATTTTTTAGATCTTATTCTAAATTTTCCAACAGATGGTATTTTAATTTCTAATCCTGTTGTTACAATTTCTTCGCTAAATGTAGAAATTAAATCTTTTAAAAAAGCATTATAAACTACTTTATCTACTTTATTTTCTTTTGAATGTAGCAAATAATATTTCCAAAAGTCACTTTTTTTTACATTGCCTGTAACTTTTCCTTTTCCTCTTTGTAAATATGTTAGTTTATTTGACATTACTGTTGTTGTCTAGGAGATTGACTTGCTCTTTCATCTTCAGTATTATTAGCATCATCATATTTAAACATACCTTTTTGTATCAACTCTTGTAAAATAATAGGTTTAATATATGCCCAAAGCCACTGGTTAATTGGGTAAGGATCTGAAGGTTTCCAACAAGTACTATTAGTTTGGCAATTAACAAAGTTTCCTAATTCTGTAGGATCTTCAAATACTCCTCTAACTGTAATATATTTCATTAAATAGTGTGTAGTATCTTTACTAAACACATAAATATAATTATCATATAAAAAAGTATAAATTGATTTTTTAGTAGTCCTACCATTTCCTGCATAAGGAACTCTAGAATAATCTATAAGCAAAAATCTAGGTTTCATAATATCTGCAGGCCCTATAGATACAATTGCTTTTTTAAAAAATAATTCTAATGTATTTGGAATCTTTTCTTTAGTCCTAAGAACTTTACATCCTGAAGGCACACTTATACAACATTGTATAGGATCTACTTGCTCTAATTCTAAACAAGATAAATCTTGTATTACAAAAGGATCAATACTACGGTTTTTATTATACTCGTTTCTTAACCATAAAGATCTTTGAGCATTTATTAAATCTGTAAAGTATTCATATGAATAAGAAGACTCTACGGAATTAATCGCAAGAGCTTCATCAATTTGGCCATGAAGATCATCTAATGACAGCATAATAACAAATATACGATAAATTATTTAACGTCCTTGTCCTTTGTAAGATTTCTTATAGTTCTTAGAAGTCTTACTTTTAGACGTTTTAGTTTTAGCGTGTATACCAGGGCGAGAAACTTTAGTAACAACTCTCTCAGCAATACCTGCTCCTTTTGCTTTTGCCATGATTATCTATTTTTAATAGTAAAGTTTAAAATAGTAAGTAGATAAAACTCTCTAGATATATCCACTTCTATAGTAAAGAAATCAATTTTGCCAAGTCTAAATCTTATTGCAAACTTGTCCCATTGTTTATTCTTTACTTTCCATGTATTTCTAAAAATCATACTATATCGTTTGATTCGATTAATGTATAAGTAAACTTATTTCCGTGAATTGCTCTTGCTTTACGACAAATTGCCATAAACTCTTCAAAGTGTGCAGATTTCTTAAACACTTGGCATCCTTCGCTCCAATTTTCTACAAATGTAGAATCTGAACCTGCCTTGTGTATGTTAATTCCAAATAGACCTTCTTGTGTTCTATCTTCAGCATACACCATGTTACGGTCTGCATCACGGTAAACTTTTACAGGTTTGTTTTGTCCCAATGCTTCATATTTACCTGCGTGAAGTCTCATTATGTGAGAATCAATGTATTGACCTTCAACAAGTCTTGCAACTCCTGCTTTGTTACCAAACTTCATAACACCTTTAGTTCCTGGGTCAGTAGTCGCTGGCCAACAATGAAAGTGCTCTACACCATCAATAGTATAAGTTAAAGTTAAATGGTCATCAAATAGGTTAGTTACTTTTTGCCCTGTAGAAGAGTTACGTACTCCTATAATGTTAAGCATTAAGTCTTTACCTTCAAACCACTTGTAACCTTTAGATGCTACTGCGGTTTTTACTTGAGTTGCTGTGTATTTAGCAACAGCTGCTGGTTTAGAAGCTACAGGTTTACTATCTACAGTAATGCCCATCTTAGCTAGTGTAGCAGGACCTACTACTCCATCAGGAGTTAATCCGTTTTTAGTTTGCCAAGCTTTAACTGCTTCTTCTGTTTTAGGTCCAAAATTTCCTACTGGATCTACACCTAATACTACTTGAATCTTTTTAACAACCTCGTTGTTGTCTCCTCTTTTAAGTACCATAATTATCCTAATTCTTCGTTATTATTTTCTTCTTCATTATTTTGCTCTACTTTTTTCTTTAAGGACATAATTCGTCCCGCAGTAGTAATGCCAAATGCGCCAAGAGTTAAGATCATAAAACCGTCAAAAATAAATTCTTTGATGATTAATTCTTTGCTAAAAATTCCTGTAACAACATCAACAAGTAATACAGTTACCATAGCAAAAAAAGATATTACTCCTACAAATGCTTGCTCGTTTATGTTATTATCATCTGAAATTAATTCTCTAAAAAACTTTTTCATAATTTTTCTATTTAGGAGCCTTTACAATAATAGGTCTCTTTGGTTTAATAATATCGTTATACCATCTTTTTGGCGGTTCTTCTTTATTGTTGTTAGAATCAAATGGCTCTTCAAGTCTGTAGAAAAATATATCGCCTGTTATATCATCTTTTCTTACATAATAATAACTTAAATCAACAGCATATACAGCAGTATCTTTCCATGAATAATATATCCACGCTGTTTTTTTAGCCATATCTTCTAACCAATTTTCTAATAATTCAAGTTTTCTTGCAAGTGCTGTGTCATAAGTAAAATTACTTATTAGTGAATCTTGCAATAAAAGCATACGTTCTTTTACAATAAGTAAGCTATCTTTTTTTAAACTCTCTACGTTAAGAGAAGCTATTTTATTTTTTTGTGACTCAAAGATATTATTTATATCCTGAGCTTGTTTTTTAGTAAGGATAACAACTGAGTCTCCTTTAATTACCGTCTGAAGCGGGTAGTTTGATTGGCTGAAAATCAAACTGCTCACCAGTAGACTGCTTAAGATTAATATCCTTTTCATTTGCTAACTCTTTTTTTATATCTTGTACAAGTGTTTTAGTGCTGTCTAAATTGCTCATAACTTCTGTAACCATTTGTTCTAAGCCTTTTTTATCTTCTACTAATTTTTTATTTGCTGTTTTTAAAGAGTTAACATTTTTTTTAAGACCACTATTTTGTTTAGTAAGAGAACTATTTTCATTTGTAAGAACTTCATTTTTTTCTACAACTACAACATGACCATGTCCAGTAGAAAATACTTGTAAAACAATAAGCACTACAAAAGCTATAGCAGAACCTAATATGATTCTTTTATTCTTTTTCATTTCTTTTTGCTAAACAAGGTTAAAATAGTTTCTTTTAAACTTTTACTTTGCTCAGTACTTTCGTCTAACTTTTTTTCTAAATTGTCTCTGTACTCTCCTTCTAATTCTTCAACTCTTTGTCTGTAATCATCTTCACTTTTCATTAGTCTATTAAGAAAAATCCAACATAAATATCCTAATGCTAAAACAGCAAATCCTAAAATACCATATTGAGTTAGACTATCAAAAATTCCAAAAGACATGATTACTTATTTTTTCTAGTTTTTCTTTTTGGTTTAGCTTCTTGTTGTAATCTGTCTTTTTCCGCAAGATGCCTTTGAATAAATATCCATGCAACATATCCTAAAGCTAAAACAATTAACCCTATTGGACCATAGTTACTTAGCTCTGCAAATACTCCAAAATTTGGAGCACTTGTATTTATTGCTGTAGTATCCATAATTATTTTAATATTAACTGTTTAACAGCATCAGATAGTTCACTGACACTTCTTGCTAAACTTTTAATTTCTAATTGAGTTTGTTCTTGTATTGCTTGATACTTAAGCCTGTTTTCTTGTTCTACTAATTCTATCTTACCTTTAAGCTTTCCTTGCTCTTCAGTGTTTTTTCTCACATCGTTATGGACTATTTTTAAAAAATATCCAATAATTATAGTAGCAGTACCTAAAATAAAGGTAGTTATCTCAGCAGGGTTCATCTTTTAAATTGTTTAATGGTAAGGAATGTAAATACTAGGCTTATTGCTATAAAAAACCAAAGCCAAGGGAATTTTTTATTTTCTTGGCGCAATTTAGTTTTTTCAACTTTTTTATTTTGTTTATGTTGTTTTGTAGCAAATCGTTGGTTTACTTTATTTTGCTTAGTAGCATATTTTAAAGAATCGCGATACATTCTTGATATAACTTTTAGACTATCTTTAAATCTTTTATTATCAAACTTAGTTTGCCAACGAGTTTGAATAGTTACCTCTGGACAATTACAAGGAGTAGTAGTAGTAATATAGATAATCGAATCTTTTCCGTTTATCCCCTTAATTTTTAACGTATCTGTTTTTGAAACATAAACAGTATCGCAAGTTATTTTACCGCCTTTATCTTTAAATTTATTAAAATGGTATTCAGGAGAACATGATGTTAAATAGAACATTAAAAATCCTGAGAAAATTAACGTAATAAAAAGAATTAAAATATGACGTATATCAATGTTCATAAAAGCAAAAATACAGATAACTACTTATATAGATAAAAATTTTTTTTATATTTTACGTTTATTATAGAAAATTTATTATACAGGAAATCTATAACTATCTACATGGTTATATATCAAATCTGCTTTACGGTTACGGAGTGCTTTTATTTTAAGGATTCGTCCGCCTATTGGTTTAACGGGTGCGCCTCTTTCAACGTGCCATCCGTGTGTACCTTCACCGTATTCCTCTTTGTACGTTCCTGTGAGCATCAAGTGAATATACCGTTGGTTTAATCTGTAGCCAGTCTTTGCATGGTGGTCTAAAGTCTCTCTTACATCTGTACGTCCTGCGTTTTCGTGAATGTGACCCATTGTGAATACGTCCATGTTTTCGTACATTTCTAAGGCTCTAGTAAGATTCAATGCTCCTTTGGTAACTACACCACCTCCACCTGAACCGTGAAAGTGTTTAATTCTTGTTGTAAGTACAGCAGTAGAACCTTTTTGAGATACGTTTTTAACCACTATCCAACCACCGTAACCTGAAGTGTATACTTGTGAGTTATTTTTGTAGTTCAATAGATCTACAAATCTTTGTAGAATGTCAGTTTCTTGCCACTTGATTATCGCAGTCTCGTGGTTACCGTAACCGATTACTTTAATAATGTCTGCATACGGAGAAAACCATTCAGCAGCAGTTTCTACGATAGAGTCTAAATACCTAGCGTTGTTATGTTCAGGTAGGATGTCAGACTTGTTACCTCGCTTATCACCTTTGCCTTGCATTAAACAAAACAAATCCCCATTAATTATAACAGGGATGTCGTTCGCTTTGCAGTAGTCAAGATGTAGAGTAAGTTGTTCACGGTCACATTTTGGGTTATCCCAGTGTAAGTCGGATAACATTGCTATCTCAACTTCAGGCTTGTCAAATATGATTTCGTGAATGTTTTTAGAATGTTTTTTAACTTGCATTATAAAAGGTTTGTTAGTTATTAATTATTAGGTTTTTCATCAAACCAATACCACCCATCTACTGGGTAATCGTAGCTGTCTTTATCTTTTGACTTTAACTCATAATCTGATGAGTATACAAAGTTAGGAGCATACATCCATTCTCCTTCTTCGTTCTTTTTGTAAAATCCACATTCCATATTTACCCTATTATAGTCCAACCCCTAGATGTTACTATTAATCTATCTGCTGCTGTCAACCCTGCTGCTCCAGTAGCTCCAGTAATATTTATAGTCTTAGCCGTAACAGTACCTTGTGCTGCCATATCATTAAATAATTGAACTAAGTTAGCAGTTGACATATTGGTATAAGAAACATTTATCTGAGGAGATGAGCCTGTCCATTGTCCTGCTGATGTATTTAATAATCTAACAGATTGAACGTCAGTTTTACCAATTGATAGTGTAGAAGTTGAATTTAAACCAAGCGTTGATAATGGAGCAGCAAAAGATATAGAAGTTAATCTATTGTTTGTATTAGCATTAGCAGCCGCTAATGGTGTAGCTGTTAAAGAACCTAGCCTGTTAAAGTTGGCTATAGTAGTTAAATTTTGACAATTTGCAAATATACCAGTCATACCAATTACAGAACTAAGTTGTGCAGCACCTGGGAAAACTACAGTTTTAAGTGAAGTACAGTTGAAAAAAATATTATTAAAGCTAGTAGCTGCTGTAGAAACAGTATTAGGTAACGTGACTGATTGTATTAGTCTACATCTAAAAAACATACCACCAAAATTTGTGCAAGCACTCATCGATGTCGGAAGTGTTACTGATGTTAAATCGTCACAGTCTACAAATAAATCACTTACTGTTGTAACAGCATTTAATGTGGAAGGAAATGTAACAGTTTTTAAAGTTCTACACACATTAAAAGTGCTACTTAATGCAGTCAAACTTGTCATGCTTGTAGGTAGGTTTATTGCTGTTAAATTTACACAACCGTTAAATGCAGAAGCTAAACTAGTTAATGAGTTTTGAGCACCTGGAGTCCAGTTTAATGTTTTTAATGAAACACAATTATTAAAAGTACTAGCTAGAGTTCCAATAGTTAAAGTAGAAGGTATAGTTGCCTCTTCTAATTTATAGCAGTTAACAAATGCACTACCTAAAGAAACTCCTGTAGTTGCTGTTGTAGGAAGTGTTATTTTTCTTAATGAATAACAATTTTGAAAAATAGTAGCAAATGTAGTACATGATGGTGTAGATGTAGGAAGTATGCAAGATGTTAAAGAAGAACATCCAAAAAATGTATTAGAAAAAGTACTTACATTTATATTAGATGGTAATACTATGCTTTTTAATTGAAAACAGTTAAAAAAAGATTGAGTAAAATCATATGTACTTGTAGGTGTAGCGGTTGCTGGAAAATATACATTTTGTAAGTTAAAACACTCACTAAATATTGAAGTAAAATTTATAGAGGCTACAGTTGGTAAGCTATTAAATTTAACCCATTCTAATTGCCAACAACCTGCAAAAGCACTTGAAAAACCAGCAATATTATTAATAGAAGGTAGTGTAATATTTCTTAAATTACGGCAGTTAAAAAAAGCGGTATTAAAATTTGTACAACTGTTCAATGATGTAGGAAAAGTAACTGTTCTTAAACTAGTACAACCACTAAATGCACTTCCTAAACCTGTAATACCAGTTGCATTAGATGGAAGTATAACCTCAAGTAAGTTAACGCAATCTTGAAAGGCACTATTTAAACTTGTTAAACTAGATGCTGATGTAGGCATTATTATTGTCGTTAACGCATTACATCCATTTACTATATTAGTAAGATTGCCCCAAGATACGGTAGCTGGTAGTTTTATGTACTGAAGTAGGTTAAATACACTGACAGAGCCGTTATTTAAAGGAGCTGACCAAAAAGAAGGAAAAGTAGATGGCACTGTACCATTGCCGTAGTATGCCTCTAGTATCCCACATGATTGAGCGCTAATTGTAACTCCAGATATAGGTATTGCAGATATTTGGCAACCACTTAAAACGGAAACACCAGTTCCTGTAAAATAAACTCTAATCTTAAACGTAGTATATCCTAAAGAACAAGGAGTACCTGTCCCTGGAGTATATGTTTTTGTAGATACAGTGGAACCTGTGGTTGTTACTGTTGTAGTAGTTGCATCTCCCCAATCAATGACTATATTCTGAGTCCCTGATGTTCTAGTAAATGTAGTTGTTATCTGACATGATGCATCTCCTAAATCACAAATTAAAAACTGAACCTCATTGGCAGCATCTGTAATAACTGGCCAATCTACAGGCCTTACCCAATTAGATGGGCCTTCAACTCTACTAAAATAATTCTGTACAGGTAAATTAAATGCCATGATTAAATGGTTGGGAATATAGTTACTTCTCCTAAGATATTACTTTGAGGAGGAAACAATGAAAAGAAAGTACAACTACCTGATGCTACAGTCACTTGAGTTTGCATACCGCAAGTGGTTACTTCTAAATAGCTTGTGTTATCAGGTGTAAAATCAACCCTTGTATTTGTAGTTATATTGACATTTGAAAATGTATAAGTATAAAATCCACCAGACAACACCCAGCTTGCAGCAGTTAATGTCTGAGCCGTTAACTTTATAATAGATGAACTACCACCGCCATACTGCGGAATGTTCAACGTAGCACCTATTAAAGTAGCTGCGCCACTTGTTCCCGTTGTGGTTAATGTTAAAGTATTAGATATAGTTTGATTAGGATAAGCTCCTGTTATACTAATACCTGTTCCTGCTGTTGGATTATATTGTGCAGGAATAGTAGGGAATGTGGCTAAAGAACCGTCTCCTCTTATATATTGAACAGTAGTACCTGTAGGTATTGGAAAGTATAAAGAGTTATATGTGGGAATACCATTATTCCAAACTACTGATGGATTAGGATATGTTCCTGAAAGATCTCCTCCTGCAGGTCCCGTAGGAGATCCTCCGCCTCCTCCACTAATTGTTTTAATTTTACCGTCCTTACTTACAATTGTGATAGAAGACTCTCCAAAAGTATTACCGTCTTTATCTATTTTACTAATCATAAGATTACATTTCTGTAAGAACAATTAAATAAGTAGTTCCTGCAACAGAACTAGTTATTATTAATTTATCTTGAGGTTTTAGTGGATATTTTGTAGTATCAAATACAGTATCTCCAGCATCAAGATCTAATTTACATAAACTAATAGTATTTCTTGCTTCAGAATCGTATCGTTGTATATCAATAGAATATGCAATAGAATTATTAAACATTAAAGAATCTGTTTTATAACTCTTATTATTAAAAGCAGAAAATATTGTGTTATTTCCTACCGTTAATATTCCTTGTTTTACAACATTCATTATTACTCTCCTTTTTTAATTATCTACTTATTTCTTCCCAGTCTATTGATGCAAGAACATTACCTCCACCGCCACCAACATCAGAAGCAACCACAATAGTAAGTTCAAATGGTGTTGATGTTAATGCATTTCTTTCAAGCTGTGTTTTAAAAAGTGCTTCTTTAAGAATATCAACTTGAGTTGATCCTTGGTTTGACACACTAAAAAACCCACTTGCAAGTATTCTACCCCCTGTAAATGAGGATCCAGTTATATTGTAATCAACAGAAGACCCTCCTGGTGCTGGTAACCAACTACCTCCTGTAGTAGTTCCTGATGCTACTACCTGCCAATTATAATTACCTGCGCTAGTTGCTATTACAGAAATTGCAGTACATATTATTATACTATCTAATCGATTAGGTGATGTTTTAAGACGTAAACTTATTGTAGGATAAAATGTCCCTGCTACTGGTAAGTTTCTTGGAGTTGTTACAGGTATTCCAATAGCTTGTTGTAACCCGTTAAGTTGATATCCTCCTTCAGATAAAACCGTAGAGCATATCTGTTTCAAAGTACTAGCACCACTTGTATTTCCTGTATTTGTTATCTCATACCTTAGTGGTAATGATGCTGTTGTAATGTATGTACTAGTAATAATGTTAGCGTGATGAAACTTATGGCATACATAGAAGTTTCCGTTTATAACAAATCCTATTCTAACCGTACCTACGCCTAACCATTCCAAGTCCATAAATAGGATCTGTGCCTTTGTTAGATCCAGTGTAACACCACTAGGACCTGTCCCATTCATTTTATCTACGTTCCAACTTGCCTGTGCAACTGGAGTATTTATTACTGCTCCTGATACAAAACTTCTTTCAACAAAACTTACAGTACTATTGTTAAGTTCTAGATAGTATCCGTTATTTGATCCATAGTAACCAACTCTTTGTCTGAGGTTGGTTTTAGCGGAACTCATTACAAATGTTGAAAGTACAAGCAAACTCTTGCCAGGCTGATACGAGAACACTTTAGTTGTCTCTCTAACAACCTCAGAGCCTGATGCCGCTGTTACAGCTAAATCAACTAGTCCTTGAGCAGAGTTAAATGTAGCAGTACCACTTGTAGCAGTAGCTGTGGACCACAGTTCGTTATCATCAAATCTATGACTTGAATCAAATAATGTAAAAGGTTCACTTACTCTTAATCTTCCAAATGCATCTGCAAGCATAGGAAGATTAGTAAGAATATTAGAATTTGATGCTGCTATTGTAGATATGGTTGTACTCATGCTTCAAATGGGTTTGGAGTTGGCTTTGGCTCGTATGGAATCAAAGGAAGTTCTTTTACCCATAGAAACTCAGGAGTCACACATTGGTCTATTTCTTCTACTGAGATAATCCAATTATCGTTCAAGTCCTGAATAGGATTGAAATACGAATCCTCGTCATATAACTGACCTAATAATTCGTCTTTTTGTACTTCTGTTAATAGTCCTACTTGTATCATACGTTTCTAAAATTACTTAATATTTCCACAAAAGTTTCGTGAGGATAAGCTCCTTTGGCTTTATTTGTCCATACGCAAACAAAATGGACATTTCCTTCAACATAACCTAATTCGCTATCTATTCTATCTAAAGAAACAAGATAGGGACTTGAAGTCATATCTCTTTTTTCATTATAAGTTCTTGGGCAAAGCATATTCATATTAGTATATGCACACTTAAAATCTTGTTGCTCTAACAATTCTTGCAGATATTCAATACTTACTTCAAAAGGATAATTTCTTGATTTAGCATTTGCCCTCCATCTACCAAATAAAGCATTATGAATATTTTTTGTCCCTCCTTTATTACAATTTCTTGGTTGCCTTTTTCCGCTTGCCCATACTTTTTTAGTTATACTTCCTGAGCCTACTTCTCTATTTACATTATTCCTGTCAAGAATCATTCTTACTTTTTCAGCACCTATCTTGTATTTTTTACCTAATGCTGTTTGAGTGGCTCCATTTAAATAATCATTGCACAAATCATCTTCAAAAGAAAATCTTAATAGATTAATATTTTTATACATTTCAGTCTTGCCAAGTATAGCAATGCCGTGCATTTTTAAAACTCTCCTTACTCTATCAGTTGTTGCATTCAAATCCTTTGCAATTTCATGCATAGGTTTTTTACCATAGTTTGACTTTATATAATCAACATCTAATGGCTTCATATTATTCCATCTTCCCATTAAACAAATATACAACAATGTAAGCATATTATCAAGGGATTTGGCGATTTAAACTCGTTTGAAATGCTTGTACAGCCGTGTAAAAATTAGCTGCTTCGGTGTCGGTTAAGCCGTCTGAAATGTATTGAAATGCTCTTTCTCTGTTTGAAAAATTTGTAGCTGTTCCGTTGTTATTTCTTGCAGCAATGTAATAGTTAATAAGAACATTTGTTGATAAATTAATTATACTATTAGACCATGTATTTGTTAAAACACCATTTCTAAATCTTTTTAATTGATTAGATGCTTGATTCAACGAATGCAATCCTCTTGTGTCTCCACCTAAAAAAGAAAATTCACCACCTCCATATCTTAGGTAGCCGTTTGTATCTAATCTTGGATAATCGTAAATATTTCCAGGACCTTGATTTACACCGAATTCATTACCGCTAATACTATTTGTTCTCAAATAATATCCCCAATTAAAATTTGTATAATCTGAATTTGATGGTTGAAATTTAGTATCAGCAAAAGCATTTGTACCATTCGGCAATGCCCCGTTAGCTGAATGTGTCCACCCTCCATTAAACACTAACCTAAACGCCGCATCAGTGTCAAGTGGATTTTTCAAGTTGAACTTATGCTGACTAGCTGTACCTCCAACAAACGGATACAA